GGCAAGTACGAGCAGATCCCGTCGCAGTACGACAAGATCTTCACGAAGCATGAGTCGAAGATGGCTCTGGAGCGCACCGCTGAGATGCGCTTCCTTGGCCTCGCGCAGCTCAAGACTGAAGGTGGTCAGACTGCTTTCGACAACAGCGCGGGCGAGCGTTACGTCTACAATCAGGAGCATACCGAGATCGCTCTCGGGTATGCCATCACTCGCAAGGCGATTGATGACAACCTGTACAAGACGCAGTTCATGCCGTCGAACCTTGGTCTCATCGAGTCCTTCCAGCAGACCAAGGAGATCTATGGCGCGAACGTCCTGAACACCGCGACGACCTACAATGCGTCGATTGGTGGTGACGGCAAGGCTCTCGTCGCGAGCGACCATCCGATTGATGGTGGCACGGTTGCGAACACGCCTGCGACGCAGGTGGAACTCAACGAGTCCACCCTGCTCAACGGCATGATCGCTGTCCGCGCCAACTTCAAGGATCAGGCTGGCCTGAAGGTGTTTGCGCGCGCGCGCAAGCTCATCGTGCCGACTGCTCTGGAGCCGGTTGCGATCCGACTGACGAAGACGGAACTGCGTCCGGGTACTGCGGACAATGATGTGAACGCGATCATGATGACTTCCGGTGGTCTGCCGGAAGGCTACATGGTCAGCGACTTCCTCACATCGTCTTCGGCTTGGTTCCTGCTCACGAACATTGACGGTCTCTCGTACATGGAGCGCGTCAAGTTTGAGTCGGACATGCAGGTCGATTTCGTCACGGACAACCTGCTGGTGAAGGGCTACGAGCGTTACAGCTTCGCCTACTACAACTGGCGAGCGATCTGGGCGTCGTTCCCGACCTGACCAAGGAGGGGGGCGGGTAAACTCGTCCCCCTTCGCACTCCGGGGAACCGGATCACGTTGACTGCCCCGGCAGACGCTGCACCGACAACGTGATCCCATCGTGCAGGAGACTTGAATGGCAACCACGACCTTTACTGGCCCCATCAAGGCTGGCAATGTTCTGAACACGACTGGCACGACTGCCGGTACGGTGAAGAACGTCGGCTTCGTCAACATGGCCCAGTCTGTGGCAATCACGCAGTCTGCAACGGCTGCTGCTACCACTATCTGCATCCCCGCCAACAGCCAGATCAACGGCATTACTGCGCTCGTCACGACGGGCTTCACGGGTGCTGCTGGCACTCTGAATGTTGGCACGACCTCCACCTCGACTGAGCTTGTCGCGGCGGCGAACTTCGACCTTGCGGCTGTCGGCCTCGCAAATGCCACTCCCGGCACGGATGCGACGCGCACGGCCAAGTGGATCGATGTCGGCAACACCGATGTCATCATCTACGTCAAGGCGGCGAACGCTCCGTCTGGCTCGACTGGCGCGGCGACCCTGACGGTTCGCTACGTTCAGGCTATCAATCTCACAGCGTGATCAGGAGAGAAACCATGAAGGGCAAGACTCAGAAGGGTGTGAAGGCGCAGCAGGATCTCCATAGCGGGTTCTATGCTGGCGCGGGTTCCAACGTGGCGTCCGAGGCGAAGAACAAGGCCGAGGGCTTCAAGCGTGGCGGCAAGGCGAAGCACATGGGCAAGGTCCACGGTGCCGCTGCGATGGCTCACGCTGGACGCAAGCCGCGCAAGTCGGGTGGTGGCGTGTTCTCGTCCGCTGCCAAGGGCACGATGCGCCCCGGCTTTGAGGGCTGAACTTCAGCGATAGGCTGAACTTGAGCGGGGGCCTAGTGCCCCCGTTCTTGCATGGAGAGAGCGATGCCGGGTGCATGGACACGCAAGGAGGGGAAGAACCCTTCCGGTGGTCTGAACGAGAAGGGTCGTGCTTCTCTGCGCGCGCAGGGGCATGACATCAAGCGTCCGCAGCCCGAGGGTGGTTCGCGGCGCGATAGCTTTTGCGCCCGGATGACGGGACTAAAGAAGAAGCTGACAGGCTCTGCGAAGGCTGCTGATCCCAACAGCCGGGTCAACAAGAGCCTGCGGTCTTGGAACTGCTAATGTCTGCCAAGCCTCAGAATTCAGGTCTCTGGGGCAGAGCCAAGGCTGCTGCTCGGGCCAAGTTTGATGTGTACCCTTCTGCCTATGCCAACGCATGGGCGTCGAAGTGGTACAAGTCGCATGGCGGCAAGTGGTCTGGCTCGGACAACCGTGTCGCCAAGGCATCTGGAGGCGGGCTAGGAAAGTGGTTCGCTGAAGACTGGCGAGATGTGAAGACCGGCAAGGAATGTGGTAGGATCGAAGGAGAGAAGGGCAAGCGTCCGTATCCTGCCTGCCGTCCTGCCTCCGCTGCTTCGTCCATGACGAGTGCTGAGAAGAGGACGATGGCACGAAAGAAGACCGGCCCCGCTCGCAGATCGTGGCCTGTTTCTCCCTCTGGAGAGAAGAAGGAAGACTGAAATGCAGCTTATCAGTACATCCGTGACAGGTGTCGGCAGTAGCTCTGTCGAGGCTGTGTCCTATTTCACCAATCCGTTCAACGTCGGTCTTGCTGCTGTTCTCACCGGCACGGCTACGTTCACGGTACAGTATTCGATGGATGATCCGATGGAGTACGGCTACTCGGCGGCTACCGCTAACTGGTTCCCCGTGACTGGCCTCTCCAGCGTGTCGGCATCGACGGCTGCTGCCCTGACGGTTCCCTGCCGCGCAGTTCGCGTGACGATTGCTTCTGGCACGGGTGCTGTTACTCTCTACGTCCAGCAGGCTGGCGTTCGCTAAGAGGTAGCCATGTCCACCAGCGGCACATACACCTTCAATCCGTCGCTGGGCGAACTGACCCTGTATGCGTTCAACCTGTGTGGGATCAGGAACACAGCCCTGCTTCAGGAACACATGGAATCGGCTCGGATGGCATCGAACCTGATGCTGTCCCGCTGGTCCAACCAAGGTGTGAACCTGTGGAAGGTTGATCTTGTCACGCAGGCTCTGACAACTGGGACATCCACATACAGCGTTGATGCGGATACGGTTGTGATCCTCGACGCCTATGTGACTGTCAACCAGTCTGGCAGCGACATTGATCGCATCATCATGCCGATTAGCCGCACGGAGTACGCAAGCTATCCCAACAAGGAGCAGCAGGGTTTTCCGACTGTCTTCTGGTTCGATAGGCTCTTGTCTCCTACGGTCACGATCTGGCCTGTTCCAGATACGTCTACTGGCCCGCAGTATCTCAAGTACTACAGAGTCAGGCGCATCGAGGACTCCAACTTCACCAATGGTCAGCAGCTAGACATCCCGTATCTTTGGATGGAATGCTACGCATATGGTCTAGCGCAGCGTCTTGCGATGGTTTGGGCTCCTGATAAGGTTGCGCTGCTGAAGCCTATGGCTGATGAAGCTTATGCAATTGCTGCTGATCAGAACATCGAGACCGCGCAGCAGTACATTTCTCCGATGGTTTCTGGCTACTTCCGTCCGTAAGGAGGCGTCATGGGCTACGCTTCACGGTCTGGAAGGGCAAGAACCAGTTCAAGAGATCCGCGCGCTTTCGCTGTCTGTGATCGTTGTGCCATGTGGTACAACCATCATCAGCTTCGTTGGCAGTTCGATTGGGCTGGTGCATCGCTGATCAACAAGCGGATGCTTGTTTGCAATACCTGCTACGATCAGCCTCAGAACCAGCTTCGCGCCATCGTCGTCCCGGCAGATCCGACTCCGATTGTCAATCCGCGCACGGAGCCGTATGCCTACGACAGTTCCAACAAGCGTCAGGTCTCTGGCTACAACACGACTAATGCCTCCACGGGCATCCCTGTTCCGGGTGGCGCTACTCGCGTCACTTCTGCTGGCGGGGCGGCTACGACTGATCCTCGCGTCACCCAGACAACGGGCGAAGGGGCTGGCGGCACGAACCAGCTTCCCGGCACAGATCCCAATGCAGTCACCTATCGCACGATCACCAATGCCGTGGACAATGGATCTGGCTTGATCAGGCTTACGGTCGCCACGACGAATGGCATGATCACAAATCAAAGCGTGACCGTTCGTGAGGTTGATGGTGTGTCTGCTGCGAATGGGAACTGGACTATCACGGTAGTGAACAGCACGCAGATCGATCTTCAAGGGTCTGCATTTTCGGGTTCCTACGCCTCTGGCGGGTATGTTATCAATAACCCGAGCCTGCCATACGGCTTCACCGAGATCCCAAGGACCGGACCCCTCTATGGCTGAGATCCAAATCCCTAATCTCCCCGTTGCGATCTCCCTGAACGGGACAGAGCAGGTCGAGGTTGTACAGTCTGGTACGTCGCGCCGCGCCACGACGCAGCAGATTGCCGATCTCAAGGGTGTTGGCCCGACTGGCCCGACTGGTGTCATGGGTCCAACGGGACCGACAGGCTCGACTGGCGCGACAGGCCCGACTTCGACTGTCCCCGGACCTACTGGCCCCACAGGATCTATTGGCCCCACAGGCCCCACCGGCCCCACAGGATCGCTTGGACCTGCTGGACCTACTGGACCTACCGGAAGCACCGGAGACACCGGCAACACGGGTCCTACGGGTCCTACGGGTCCTACTGGCCCGACAGGATCGATTGGCATCACGGGAGCAACTGGCCCCACCGGCCCGACCGGCTCGACCGGCTCCACAGGACCGACAGGTCCGACTGGCCCAACGGGAGCAACAGGTCTGACCGGCCCCACAGGCCCCACAGGCCCGACCGGAAGCACGGGGGCAATTGGCCCGACTGGCCCTACCGGCCCGACAGGCGCGACTGGACTCACCGGCTCAACTGGACCTACGGGTCCGACTGGAGATATTGGCATTACCGGGCCGACTGGCCCTACAGGCGCGGCATCGACCGTTGCCGGTCCAACTGGACCCACCGGACCGACGGGATCAACAGGACTCACAGGAGCAACAGGTCCAACAGGACCGACAGGTGCTACCGGACTGACTGGACCCACAGGACCGACAGGTGCTGAATCTACTGTCGCTGGGCCAACGGGACCGACTGGAGCCACAGGACTGACAGGTCCAACGGGTCCGACAGGATCGACTGGCGCAACGACCAATGTTCCTACGGGAACGCTTCTTGATTATGCAGGTTACGGATCTGCCCCCTCTGGATACCTTCTGTGCGATGGCTCCGCTGTATCTAGAACAACATATTCTGCTCTATGGGCAGTACTTAACGCTAACAGTACGGTCACAATTACAATTGCATCTCCCGGCGTTGTCACTTGGACATCTCATCCGATGTCAAATGGAGATCCAGTCAGGCTACAGACAACTGGAGCATTGCCTACCGGGCTGACGGCAAATACAACATATTATGTTGTCAATTCTGCAACAAATACATTTCAGTTGAGCGCCACAAGGGGTGGGGCTGCGATCAATACGTCTGGCACTCAGTCTGGAACTCATACTGCAATTTATGCTCCTTGGGGATGGGGCGACAACTCAACGACTTTCAATCTTCCAGATTTTCGAGGAAGGATTGGTGCTGGTAAGGACAACATGGGTGGAACGACTGCGTCTCGTCTTACGACGGCAGGCAGCGGCATTTCTGGAGTCAACCTTGGCGACGCAGGTGGCTCGCAGACTGTGACGCTAACCACCACCGAGATTCCAGCGCATACTCACACGGTTGCACTTCAAGCACAGATATATACGTTTCCGTGCGGCGCAGGAGTCACCGTCAACTCTGGAGGATCTACGACCACATCTTCTGCTGGTGGAGGTCAGGCTCACCAGAACACGCAGCCAACTGCAATCGTCAACAAGATCATCAAGACTTGAGGCGGCTATGCGAGTTACCGTGATCTTTGACGACAGCACCGTCTATGTTGATGGCGTGGCCCGCCATGTCATCATGCCCACTTGCGATCCAAACTTTCGCGCCATCCAATGGTATGACGAGCATGGCGATGTCGAGGTGCGGGTGGGGGCAGGTTTTTCATTTCGTGATTTCGGCATGATAGATGTATTCATCAAAGCATGGGAAGGATCTGCTCAAGTATTGGAGAAAACTGATCAAACGCTAACTGCAAAATCTGACAATCCCTCAACCGGAGTTGATGAGATGTGATATGAATCAGCACATATTTTCAGCATTTGGTCAGACATACGTCAGATATGTTTTTAATGTAAATGAAGGTCTTTCAATGCATATGCACGACGTAGATCACCTGACAATAGTGGCAAGTGGAAGAATAATTGCTACGACAGATAGTCGATCCGTTGAAAAAAGTCCCAATGATACTCCAATTTTATTTAAGGCACACAGGAGACATGAGATAAAAGCATTAGAGAAAAATACTGTAATCATAAACGTGTTTAAGGGGGAAGTAAGATGAAGATCTGCGTTTACGCAATCAGCAAGAACGAAAGGCACTTTGTCGAACGGTTTTGCGATTCGGCAAGGGATGCCGATCTAATGCTGATTGCAGACACAGGAAGCACAGATGGAACGGCTGAAGAAGCTTGCAGATGCGGAGCGGTTGTCCACGACATCTGCATCACTCCTTGGCGATTTGATTTGGCGCGGAATGCTGCCCTTGCCTTGATTCCTCGCGACATTGACATCTGCATCAGCCTTGATCTGGACGAGGTCATGGAGCCGGGCTGGCGCGAAGAGATCGAGCGTGTGTGGAAGCTGGGAGAGACCACTCGCCTCCGATACATGTTCGACTGGGGATGCGGCATCAAGTTCATGTACGAGAAGATCCATGCTCGTCATGGCTATCGCTGGCATCATCCCTGCCATGAGTATCCCGTGCCAGATGTTCGCATCACCGAGAACTGGGCGCAGACAGAGAAGCTTCTGGTCAGCCATCATCCTGACCCTACCAAGAGCCGGGGGCAGTACCTCGACCTGCTCTCCCTGTCCGTGCAGGAAGATCCTGACTGCCCGCGTAATGGCTTCTACTACGCTCGCGAACTGACATTCCACGCTCTCTGGGACGATGCCATCAAGGCTCTGAAGAGCTATCTGGACCTTCCGGGCGCGACATGGCCCAACGAGCGGTGCTATGCGATGCGCCTGCTCGGGAAGTCCTACAACGAGCTAGGTGACCAGTATCAGGCAGAGCATTGGTACGTCCGTGCGGCAGCAGAGGCTCCCAACACGCGCGAGCCTTGGTGCGAGCTTGCCATGCTGATGTACCGGCAGAGTCGATGGGAGGAGTGCTTCGCCTTCTCGATGCGCGCCCTGAAGATCGTCAATCGCGATCTGGTTTACACTTGCGATCCAGAGGTCTGGGGGCATTGGCCGCACGATCTGGCTAGCATCTCGGCTTGGCAGATTGGTATGCATCAGGTCGCTCTAGAGCAGGCGAAGCTTGCCGTCGAGAAGACGCCCAATGATATTCGACTCGTCGGAAATTTGCGGTATATCGAAGACCACATGGCAAGCCCAGAGAAGAAGGTAGCCTAGTGTCATGGAACTCCAGTTCCTCCTGAACATCGGTGTTGGCGTCATTCTGGCGGGGATCGGATGGTTCTCGCGTCAAATTTGGGAAGCCGTCAACGAGCTTCGCAAAAATGTCCATGAGATTGAGGTTGATCTCCCCAAGAGCTACGTTCGCAAGGATGAATTTGCAGACAGCGTAAAAGAGATTAAGGCAATGCTTGAAAAGATATTTGATAGGCTGGAAAACAAAGCAGACAAGCATTGAGGTAAAAATGCCTACGCAGGAAGAGAAGCAGGCTGCAATGAGCGAGGCAATGGCTGCCTCCGCATCAAAGGGCGCTCTTGTGGAAAAGGTAGTTTTTGCGGCGGTACCAATTCTGTTTTCTTGTGTTGTGTACCTGATGACATCGCTCTCGTCCGCCCATAACGAAATAATTGTTCTCAAGAGCAAGATAGCGGTTGTTGTCAATGCCGAGAACAAGGCGATTCCTCCGCAGGGAACCACAATTGACATGGCTCAGATTAGAGAGGTTCTGAACGACAAAATTGACAAGGTTGATCGAGATGCAGCACTTGCTAGAGCTGCCATGACGCTTGATAGGGAAAAGTCTATAGCTGCAATAGATAAGTCTCGACTCGAAATGGCTGCTGACGCTGCTGCTGCTAGGGCTGCCATCAGGCATGAAATGATTTTGATTAAAGCTGAGTTGGAAAAAAGAATTGTTGTCTTGGAGAAGGGGTTTAGGTGATGGACTTCATGAAGATCATTGGTGCAGTTGCGCCTAGTCTTGCAACCGCTGTGGGTGGGCCAATCGGTGGCATGGCAGTCAAGTTCATCACGGATGCTCTGGGTATCCCCAGCGATTCGTCCAAGGATGACATCGCCAAGGCTATCAACAATGCCACGCCAGATCAGCTTGTTGCCCTGAAGAAGGCAGAGAACGACTTCACCGTTCGCATGAAGGAGCTTGATATCGATCTGGAGCGGATCGCATCCGGCGACAGGGATAGCGCGCGCCGCCGCGAGTCTCAGGTCAGAGACTGGATGCCCCGCATCCTCGCTTTCGTCATCGTGGCCGGTTTCATGGGAACGGTCTTCATGGTGCTGCTTGGTTACGTCGAGGGCATGAAAGATCCCTTGATGGCAACCACAGTCGGAACTCTGATCGGATTCGTTTCTGCAAAAGCTGAGCAGGTCATCGCTTACTATTTTGGCAGCAGCAACAGCAGTCAGCAGAAGACTGCTCTTCTCGCGGAGAAGAGGTGATGCGTAGCTTTCATGGCGAGGCGCGGAAGATCACCACAGATGAGATCGACGCTCTCGCCAACCATCTGGAGATCGAGCCTGCTGCCTTTCGTGCGGTGATTGCCGTCGAGGCTGCTGGCTCCGGATATGATTCCAAGGGCAGGCCCAAAGCTCTCTTTGAGCGGCACTACTTCTACAAGCATGTCTTCGACAGGCCGGTCCTTCTGGCGCGGGCTACGGAAGCTGGCCTCGCCTATCAGGCTTGGGGCATGAAGCCCTATCCGAAGGGTTCTGATGCGGTCTACGACGAGATCCAGCGGGCCTGCGAGATCGATGAACATGCTGCCCTGATGTCTACGTCATGGGGACTTGGGCAGGTCATGGGATCGAACTTCAGGATGGCTGGATGCAAGTCTGTTGAGGATATGGTTGACGAAGCTATGGCATCCGAAGCCAACCAGCTTCGCCACATGGGCGAGTTCATCCGAAGTGCCAATCTGATCCGTCCTCTGAAGTTCAAGGATTGGGCGGCATTCGCCAAGGGCTACAATGGCCCCGGCTACGCACGGAATGCCTATGACACGAAGCTTGCGGAGGCTTATACGAGGCTATCCGCAAAGACTTGAAGCTGCTAGACTGAGGGGGAAACGGAGCCGCAGATGACAACCGGCCTTACCTACTCTCAGTATGTGACGCAGATCGCTACCTTGGCTGTGGTCGAGGAGACTGATCCTGCGTTCGTGACGATCCTTCCGCAGATGATCACCTATGCGGAGAACAGGATCTATCGCGATCTCGACTTCCTATTCACTTCGATTGCAAATACAGATTACAGCACAGTCGTCGGCAGCAGGCAGATCAACGTGCCGTCTGGTACGTTCGTCGTCCCCGAGCAGATCAACATCATTACTCCTGCCGGAACAAGCAATCCCGACCTTGGCACTAGGAACTCCCTGCTCCCATGCACCAAGGAGTTCCTCGACATCGTTTATGGATCTGCATCTAACACGGGACTTCCGCGATACTTCTGTCCGTTCGATGACTACACATTCCTGCTTGGTCCGTATCCAGATGCCGCCTACACGGTGGAGATCATCGGAACCTACAGGCCAAATAGCCTTGCGGCTGGCAATTCAACCACATTCATCAGCCTGTATCTCCCCGATCTGATGATCATGGCGAGCATGATCTATGTCTCTGGATACCAGAGGAACTTTGGTCGCGCCAATGATGATCCTCAGATGGCTATCAGCTACGAGAGCCAGTATCAGGCTCTTCTGAAGGGTGCGATGGCGGAAGAGAACCGCAAGAAGTTTGAGGCTGCGGCTTGGTCGTCGCAGTCTCAGTCTGCGACTGCGACTCCGACGCGAGGCTGATCATGCCTCATGCCTCCTTCAAGCTCCTTCCGGGCGTCGATCAGAACAAGACGCCAGCCCTGAATGAAGCAGCGATCAGCGAAAGCCAACTGATCAGGTTTGTTCCTGATCGGACGCTTGGCGGTCTCGTTCAAAAGCTTGGTGGATGGACGAAGTTCTTCCCTAACACTATCGGCAGCATCGTTCGCTGCTTGTGGGCATGGGAGGACACGAACGCGAATTCGTACCTCGCTGTTGGCTCGGAGGGCATTGCCGCTGGTGGTGGTAAGACCCTTGAGGTGATCAACAGCGGAGTTGAGAATGATATCACTCCTCAGACCGTTGATTCGGATGCTGCGGTTGACTTCTCCACCACATCGGGAAGCAGCACGGTAACAATTGTTGATTCAAATTTTACAGTTGATGCATACGATATAGTGAACATTCAGACTCAGGTAAGCGTCGGCGGTCTTGTCCTGTTTGGTCAGTACAGGGTCACTCCCGTCAGCGGAACCAGCTACACGATTGAGGCTAGAGATGCTCTTGGGTCTCCTGCCCTAGCGACCTCTACTGTCTCCAATGGTGGCGTAGTCCCTGAGTACGACACTACAAACGGAAGCGATTTTGTTGATGTAACTCTTGCAAATCATGGATATGTAGTTGGAAGCACATTCACAGCTCTAGTAGCAACATCTGTTGGTGGAGTTACAATATACGGCAACTACATCGTTACTTCTGTAACAAGCAGCAGCGTCTTCACCATTTCAGCAAATAGTCAGGCAACTTCCACGGCTAATGCTTTTGAAAATGGAGGAGATGCACACTTTGTGTATCTTAATGGCATTGGCCCACTTCAAACTGGCTCTGGTTTTGGTGTTGGTGGTTTTGGTACTGGTGGCTTTGGAAGCGGAGTGACACCAACTCCTGATGTCGGCACTCCAATCAATGCTGTTGATTGGACGCTGGACAACTGGGGCGAGATCCTGATTGCCTGTCCGCTCAATGGTCCGATCTATCAATGGAATCCTACCAGCGGCGATGTGATTGCGACTGCGATTGCGAACGCTCCTTCGGTCAACGCAGGAATGTTCGTTGCTATGCCGCAGCGACAAATTATCGCTTGGGGATCTACATTCACGGGCATTGGAGACCCTCTTCTCATACGTTGGTGCGATGTAAACGATTACGATTCATGGATTGCCTTGATCACCAATCAGGCTGGCTCCTATCGCATTCCCAAAGGATCTCGCATCGTTCAATGCATTCAGGGTCCGCAGCAGGGATTGATTTGGACGGATCTTGGCGTCTGGGCGATGCAGTACTCCGGTCCTCCGTATGTATATCAGTTCAACGAGCTTGGCACGGGCTGCGGTCTGATCGGTCGCAAGGCTGCTGGTTCCATGAACGGGATCGTCTACTGGATGGGCCAGAGTCAGTTCTTCCGTCTGGCTGGGAATGGTGTTGAGCCGATCCGTTGCCCTGTCTGGGATGTTATCTTTCAGGATCTAGATACAAGCAACCTAGACAAGATTCGCATCGCACCAAATAGCCGGTTTGGTGAAATCACTTGGTACTATCCAACCAGCAGCAATGGCGGCGAAGTTAGTCATTACGTCAAGTACAACACCATCCTTGATCAATGGGACTTTGGAGAGCTTGCTCGGACCGCATGGATCAACGAATCCGTGCTTGGCCCTCCTATTGGTGCCGCTCCTAATCAGTACATCTACCAGCATGAAACATCGACAGATGCCGATGGCTCTCCGATGGTTTCTTCCTTCCAAACTGGCTATTTCGCCATGACGGAAGCTGATGTTAAAATGTTCATTGATCAAATCTGGCCCGACATGAAGTGGGGCTACTACGGAGGAACTCAGGACGCAAACGTCAACATTACTTTCTACGTTACTGATTATGCTGGTCAGACTCCAATTCAATACGGGCCATACACAATGACACAAAACACAACATTCATTACCCCTAGGTTTCGTGGTCGCCTTGTCTCGATCAAGATTGAGAGCAGCGACATTGGTACATTTTGGCGACTTGGAAATATCCGATACAGGCTCCAGCAGGATGGCAGGTTCTAATGGCTAGCCTTGCTGACATCCTCACTACCCAGAAGAACGGTGTTGTTGCACTCAGCAACACCGGGCTTGCCCTCACGCGCGCTCAGGGAAATGCGACATCGCAGACCGTCACGACTGACACTCTAGTCATTGCCAAGGCGGGCTATCTGGTGAACGTGTGCGTTGTCGTGGCTGGGTCTGCGGTGGGATCGATTCACAACTCCTCGACCGTTGCTGGCGCGGCTGCGGCCAACGAGCTTTTCTCGGTCCCGAATACGGTTGGAATGTACCCTCTCGGTCAGGTCTTCAACTCTGGTCTGGTGATCTCGCCCGGAACCGGGCAGTCGATCAACGTGACCTACTTCGTGGGATGATGCCATGCCGCTCGCCAAGGGAAAGTCTCAGAAGGTCATCAGCAAGAACATCAGCGAGCTTGTGTCCACGGGACGCCCGCAGAAGCAGGCGATCGCCATCGCTCTCAGCACCGCTAGGAAGGCGCGCGCAGAGGGTGGTCCTTTGATGGCTCCTCCGCAGCCTGCCGGTGAGCGTGTCCACACGGGGCCGATCCATAGCGCGGTTGCAGGCCGCACGGACCATCTGCCGATGCATGTTCCGTCCGGGGCCTATGTGATCCCTGCCGACATCATCTCGGCTATGGGCGAGGGGAACACGATGGCGGGCTTCAGGGTCGCCAACAGCATCTTCTCGACGCGCAAGTTTGGTGCGCCGGGCGCGGACATGGGCATGACCTCGACGGTGCCGATTGTGGCTGCTGGCGGGGAGTATGTGATACACCCAGACGATGTTGTCCGAATCGGGGGCGGCAACATGGATGCTGGGCATAAGGTCTTGGATAGCTTCGTCAAGAAGATGCGCGCCAAGACTGTCGCTACGTTGAAATCTCTCCCCGGTCCTAAGAAGGATTGAGGTAACATGCAGGATATCAAGGTCAGGGTAGGGACACCGGAAGATGTTCACGACATCATGGATCTGGCGCTGGCTGCTTGCGACGAAAACGGCTTTGTGGAGCCGAATCCGCACAAGCTTCTCGCGGAAATCTGGCCCGCCCTGAACAAGGATCGGGGCATTGTCGGGGTGATTGGCGAAAGCAGGAAGCCCGAGGGTGCTGTTTTGCTTCGCGTCGGAAACATGTGGTATAGTGATCGAGAAGTTCTGGAGGAGAAGGCAATCTTCATTCACCCAGACTACCGAAATGCAAAGGGTGGTCGCGCGCGGCGGCTTTGCGAATTCAGCAAGTCCGTTGCCGATGCTCTGGGTATTCCTCTGATCATTGGTGTATTGTCGAACAACCGGACGGAGGCGAAGGTTCGTCTCTATGAGCGACAGTTCGGCAAGCCCAGCGGGGCGTTTTTCCTGTACGGTGCGGTAACAGGAGCAAAGGAACACTAAGATGGGCAGCGGAAAGACCTCGACATCTACCCAACAGGTATCGATTCCGCCGGAAGTTCTGGCTCGGTACAACGCAGTCAATGCGCGGGCAGAGCAGGTCGCCCAGACCCCATTTCAGCGATACACAGGTGACTTCGTCGCGCCCCTTACGGGAACGCAGCAGGCAGGCATCTACGGTACGAGTGCAGCCGCCAACCTCGCGCAGCC